GTGGCCTGCGGCTTCCTAACCCTTCATTGTCTGCGAACGCAGTACACCACACGAATCTGGAAGCAATTCTTGTGTGGATAGTTTGGCTCTCCTCTGGAGAGGCGAGTCCGTCTCGATGAGCGATCTTATAACGAGTGCTAATGCCACGGATCCGCTAAGCCGGGGCATGCGCTTTCAGCGCTTGAACGCGAAATCAGGGGTGAAGAAGTTGGGGCCCATTGTCATGAGCTTGTCCTTCGCATATCTGCGAAAATCTCCCCCGATATCCTTGATATGGTGCTCGACGAATGCTCTTCCCTGGTCATACATGGACTCCTTGAGCATTTCGACTGCTTTCCCGGGTTCCATTGCCCGGGTGCGCTTGTCGTGCACGAACGATTCCAGCTTGGATGCACCCTCGCCTATGGTTGGTCCCTCGCTTGGATCGAGCAGGTCGGTGACGTTCGGGTTGGGGATGTACTCGTAGTTCACTACGACCCGCACCATCACTGATTGCCCAGTTGCCAGTCCTGATCCTATGTAGACCAGGTTTCCTGTCATAGGGTTCACGGAGCCGCCGAACTGGCGATCCCGCTCATCTGTGGGTCTCCACGTGATGGATAGGGCCTTGTGCTTCGAACCCCACTTGGTGTTGTCGTAATCTCTTGTGGAGTCGGTGGTGCCTGAGAACGTCGTAGCCGACGTGAGGGGCAGAAAAGTGACTGTGTGGAACCCTTGCTCATTAAGATCTGCGCCTATCGGGGTCACGGTCAACTTTGCCGCTGTCGGCCTGTAGCTCTGGGCGTTGGTCGTTATAGCGGCCATGCTGCTCGCATATGTGGCCGGATCGCTGCCGCCGCCGGTCTCCGTTGCCGTAGCACCCACCGCATACTGCACCTGATTATTGGGGCTGGAACTCTCCCCCCACGGGCTCACCCGGAGTCTGATGATGCCACTCGCTCCTGCTGTTACGGTGAATACGTTCTTAACCTGGCAGACACTGCTTGGTACCGGACAATAGGATGGTATCTTAGCAGGTCCTTGGTCTGGGTCGAGCAGGCTCGCGTAGTAAGCGTACATGCCGTCTGACATGATGTCCTTGAGCCGGTCGAGCATGCCGTTGGTGATTTTGGCGCGTACGGGCCTCACCGCCAGCGGCTGTAGGGGAGTCCTGCGCTTATTAGGTGGAGCCTTTTGGTTATTCCCGCCGCCGCTTGATTGGTTGTTGTTGTTCTTGGTGTTTCTTCGCTTGTTGTTGGTCATAATTTTCCCAAGGTTTGCGGAGCCTGCCACCACTTTAGGCGCTATCAGTGCCCCGACCCGCTCGTCTACGCCAGCGTCGAGATAGTGCGGCTGCACCCAGACTTCATCGCCAACGTGCTCAACGCTTTGCATCTGGCCGGTCAACTCCACCACTGCCATCTCGTCGCAGGTCAGATCCCTCGCTATGGCCTCCAGTTCTATGTGTGCATTGACGCGACTATCTCCGGAGAACTTGGTTGCTACGAACTTGGCTGCTTCGTACGCCCGGCTGGTGGCGTCCATCACTGCATTTCCTGCCATCCTGTAGCGTGCCGAAACCCACTCTGATAGCCAGGCCATGCTCCCTGCCCAAGCGTTCTCGGAGTCCGCCACGGCCAACGAATGCAGGCGGGGGTCTTTATGGTAGGCCTCGTTCGTGCCTTTGTAGTACTGGCTTTTGACTAGCATCTTTTTGGGCTGTCGGATAAACTTGATTCCCCTGCCTCGTCGCACGCTTGCCTTGGAGATGAACCTTGCGCTGTATGCGTCGCCCACCTCTAACATCTTGGCACATTGCCCCAGCCCGTGCTCCCTCGTCTGATCCTTGGTTGGGCTCCATAATTGCCAGAACACCTTCTGGAATGCCTCGAGCCTCGCTCGCGGTATATAAAGACAGCTGTCGTCCCCCGAAGCCCAAAACAGATACTCAGCCTCAGCGATCCCCGCTTCAGCGAGCGCGAACAAAAAGTACGCGCCCGTGCAATTTGTGTTGCCTAGTGTTGTCATCGGGTGCCCGCTGAACCTAGTGCCCTCTACTACCACCCCGAACTGGGGGGCTGCGTCGGTATCCGAGACACTTATGAAAGCCGTGGTCTGGTAGTACATGGCCTTGAGGTGTGTGCGCGTGTTTTCCGGGAGGTTGTAAAGTCCGAGTGACTTGTCCAGCGTTGCGTCGAGATAAGTATGGTCCACCGCTTGGATATTGGCTTTGCGCTGCGTGCTGTCGAAGGCAGATCCATCCGAATTGATGCACACGTAAGTGTCTGGATCCTTGTCTCGGAAGAACCGGAACCATGCCTGCTCGTAATAGGATGTCTTCCTGCGGTGCCCGAACCAGCTGAAGGATTCTCGCGCCCATTGCAACAGTGGTGTTTGAGTCCACGCCATGACGCACATGTCTGTGGGCATCTCCCATATCAGCCGCGCCTTACTTTCCACGACTGGGTCTTGTTTAAAGAGGCCCTTGTCTCGCACCCAGATATAATAGTCTTCTCCGGACTTGATCATGGCGGTGAAATGCGGCATTTTTTTTGGGGCCCAGTCGGGTGACAATGCCCGCCATATGTGCCTCTCGTACTTAGCCCGCTTCGCCTTGCTCCAGTGGTTGTGAGCCTGCAGCCATTCATGTATGCCCAGGTCGGCCACCGGGCTGAGGGTATTCAGGTGTCTGTCTATATAATCCTTCCAGTGTGCCTTTAGCCTCGCGATCACCTCTGGATCGGGCATGAGTTTTGGGCTTAAGTGCCTGTTAAACATGGCAACTAGCCTGTTGGGCCAGGACCTGGGGTCCCATTCGTACCTCAACAGTGTGTACCCTATAGCCCGGAACTTAACGCCCGTGCGTATTGCACGATCTTTTATCGTTCGCCTTCCAGACATGAAAGTCGTCCCTAGCCGGGTTTTTAGCGCAGCAACGGTAGTCTCGCACTTGAGCCTCAGATCGATCACGGCTTTCAAGCTCGGACCCAGGTCTTCCATCACATCCTGATATCTGGCGCGCACTAACAGCCCGCCGGACACTACCTTACCGAACCGCTGTTTAAGGTCATGTGCCTTATCGTGGACTCCTGATTTGTTGGCCCTGTAGACCCTCAATGCCAGGCTGCCGATACGCCACTTAGCCCAGTAAATGGCAAGCCAGGCGCCGCCCTTCACCACCCATGTGTAGGGCAGCACCTTCCCCAGGATTAGGGCTACTTCTACGGGGTCCCATGTGGCCACCTTTCCGCCGATGGCCAGTGCCACGACAATCGCAGCTGCTAACGGCCATCTCCCATGCGCCACAGAACAGACTAGTATGCAAGCGAGAATGAGGGCTTTGCAATGTTCTTGCACTGCTTCAGCGATGCCTCGGTCGGCGTGTCTGCCGCTCACTATGCGGGGGTATCTTTGCGTGATCTGCCTCTGGCAGACCTCGGTGGGCACGAGCTGTTCGAGTCCGTCTAGCATAGACGCCGTCACCGGTTGGGCTGCGACGTACAGCTGCAGGTCGTGGGCTCTCAGCTGGTACTCTCTCGGGGCTGCCGACGCGTAATGGTGCAACTCCGGTTTCTTCATGCGCCTGCGGATGTCTGAAGCGTTCTCTACCAGGTTTATGCACAGGGGCCCTAGAGGCAGCCCTCTCACGCACCTCACGGTCTTAGTGTACCTCGCGGGCTTCATCCAGCTCACCGCTTCTTCCCGCTGGGAGAAGTGGTGTCTAGTGCCGACGATGTCGCTATAAGCATCCCAGTCGAGCAGCTCGTGCACATAGGCTTGTCCGTTCCCCCTCATGACGACTTCGAGGCCTTGGGGCGTTATAGTCGCGGTCCCCTCATCTGCGGCTAGATACAGCTGCCCGGTGACGATTCGGTAGATGTTGTTCGTGCCCCACACGTCGTGGGGGGTCTCTAACAGCCATGGCATATAGTAGATGGCGTCAAAGCACATAAAAACTGAGCCTTTCGGGAATCCGCAAGCACCTGCGTAGGTCAACTTGTCCTCAATGATCGGCTCCGCCCTCACTTTTCCTGTGGTCCTGTCTGCAACCTTCTCGTCCCAAGTGGTGGCGTGCTCGAGCATGTAGACGTCGTCCACTCCCTGGAGCCGTGCTCTTATAGGGTGGTAATGGAGTTCTGTCTCTGGGCACAGTACTTTGGCCATCTTTGCTAACCTACGAAAGGTCTTGATGAACTTGGCCCCTATGTCATAGACGTGTACTCGCCTCGCCTTACCTTTACCCCATGAGCTACACGCCCGCACCCAAACCTCGTGCTGTAGGTAATCGGCTACGAATCTATGAACCGCATGCTGTGTGCTGTTGTTCCCGTTGAACGGATCTAGGGCAGCTTCCAAATCCTCGGCCTTGGAAAATGGCTGAAGACGGGCAACGTACTTGTATAGGTTCCTCTCTATATAGCCCTTGTACTCGAAGCTTACCGCACGATCCCCCTCGAACTTGTCCCCTCGGGGTTTACCCACTTGCTTCTTCTCCACCTTCTCGTAATGCGTCCGGAGTGCCACATCGATGTGGACCGCGTTTTCGTAGGCTTGCCCGCCGGCGACTACTCGCTCGTAGGCCTGAATTTTGACCTTCCGCCTGATTATGCCGGCATCCGCCAGGGTGTAGAATCTCGCGTAACATGTCTTAGCGCAATGCTCGCACCTGGGGTTGTTCATGTAGAACTTCTCCCACTGCTCAGTGAGGTCCCGCGCGTAGTTGAGGTCGTAACCTCGGAAATTGAGTCTCCTCCCCCAATCCCTGTGCCTCTGAAGCCCCGTGGCGCAGTCACAGTCAGCATTATAGCCGCATAATCGTAGTTTGATAACGCTCTTGAGGCTGGAGTAGCTTAGGGTTTTGAGGCATCCGGCGCGGTATTTCTTTACCTGCTCGGGGTGGGCCATCGGCCGGTCGACGACCATCCGATGGCCGTCGAGCACCTCCCTGTACCCGGTGTCCTCCGCAGCTCTCGGCCCGTACTTGGCCACGCGCCGGTGCTTGGGTGGCTTGATCTCCTCCTCGTCCGATTTCGGGGCTCTCCACGGGTTTATGGTCCTCTCGAACTCGGGCCCGCCTCCGTCCTCGATCTCCTCCGCGGCCTCGTACTGTCGCCGGAGTCTTTCTGCAAAGCGCTGGAGCGCTCTGGGAGGTATGGCTACGAACGCGTGGCTCTCATTCATGACCACCCCGGGCCGATCCGCAGCAAGACCGTTGCAGGTTTGGCGTTCGCTGTCCCACGCGGGTATGCCAAGGATTTCGCATACTGCAAACACTGCGTCAGATGTAGCCTTGCCCGTAACGGGAAGTTCGTAGTTCCAGTATGGAATGTCCTGGGGCACTAGGTTGCTCGTGAGCACCTGGGCAAGCTGCAGGGCGTGTGCCCAGCAATAGCCGTCTGTGGAGGGCAGGAATATCCAGCCATCTCGGAAATGCGCCTTATGGTCCTCCCGCACGTGTTTGTTGAATCGCTGCTCTACTAAGAACTGAACTTCTGTATTTTGCATCGTCTCTTCGATGCTACTGCGAGTCTGCCAAAACAATGTTACCTCCCCTGAGCTGTACGACGTATCCGTGACCAGGTGTGGTGGCATGGGGATCTTGCACCTCTCGGTGCGACCAAACTCCTCGGCCAGCGCCAGCACCACTTGGTCGAGCGGATACCTTCGCCTCCCCGGTGCTGTGTATGCCTGTGGCATTGCTGTTCGCGACCTGGGGTGTTTTAGCTGTGCTGCTAAATGCTTGCTGCTGATTACCAGATATTTGACGCCGTCTGGTCCCGACATGGGCGAGAAGGTGCCCGGCGGGGGCCGAGCATCCTTCGAATATTTGTCTCTTCTCTTCGGTGATTGGAAACGCA